ACCGCTTGGTACTATTGCTATTACTTTAGACTTAGATGATGGTATTGTAGTACAAGTTAGCGGAGACTTAGTTGACGACGACTCTGGAGCTACACATCACAATGCATATAAATTTATAAGATCATTTAGACAATTTGCTAAAAATCGGTTATTAAATTTTGATGTACAAAATATTGGAAAAAGCAACTTAGACAAACGAGACTATCAGTTTCAAGCAAAACCCAAGGAACAACCAATGATGGAAAGTAAAATGTTTGGAACTTCTAAAATAAGTTACCAAAACTTAGGTGAAGCTCGGTTAATTGTTAAACATAGCCAACCTATTAATCCAGAACTAGCTGCAGGTCGTACTATGCATATTCAAAGCATTTATGTAGAAAATGCAGATGGTGAAAGATTTAAATACCCGTATAAACACTTACCAGGTGCTCGTGCATTAGCAGAACATGTTAAACACGGCGGCAACCCATACGATGCAATTGGCAAACATATAACTAAACTTAGTGAGGAATTAGCAAGTTTACGCAAATTTAAAGGGTATGTTGGTCGCCAATCTCAAATATCAGAAGCAATGGGCGACGTTACATCGCGTGTAATTGAGCGCATTGACTCAGTTAAAAAAGAAATTAATAGCTTACAACGCCCTGCATACTATCAACAATTTGCAGAATCATTTGTTGAAAAAGAAGAACGCATTATCCCAGAAACTGTAATGAATGATTGGATTGATCGATTAACTGTGCGCACGTTTAATGAAGAAATGAAAACAGTATTTCCGTTTTTATACAATATCGTAGACGAAAGTGAATTACCAGTATGCGAACTATCTTCAGATTATTTCTTAGATGAAAAAGCACCAGAAGGATGGGAAGGTACTGTTAAAGCAATGAAGAAACACAAGGAAATTGATAATCCTTGGGCATTAGCACACTCTATGAAAAACAAAGGATATAAAAGCCATAAAAAAGAAAGCTTTGATCCTGAACAAACATTTGAATCATTTATTAATCGCATTATGCTTGAAGATAAAGATGAGTTGTTTAGCCCAAACAAAGATGCACAAAAAGTTGCAATTGACAAATTAAATAGAATTCTTGAAAAAGAATTGCGCGGCGGACCAGATGGAGTTAATGCTATTCAAAGTTTAGCTGGACTAATTGACGATCCAGATTTCTTAGATGCACTTAAAGATATTGATCCAGATTTAGATACTCGCCCATTAATTCAACAATACGTAACGCACACTGATCCAGGTGTAGCAGTTCAATTAAAATTCGGTGATGGCGACATTGGTGGACAAGATATGGCACCTGCAGCAAACGGATCTGCTCCTCCGGATATAGCAGCACCGCCAGCAGCTCCTGAAGGTACACCTGATATGGGCGGCGGACTAGGCGGACTAGGCGGCGGAATGCCTCTAGACATGGGCGGAATGCCTCCTGATATGGATGGACTGCCTCCAGAAGGAGAACTAGGTGCAGAAGGTGAATTACCTCCAGGTAGTGAAGTTCCTCCAGCTCCAGGTAGTGAAGTTCCTCCAGCTCCAGGTAGTGAAGTTCCTCTAGCACCTCCAGCACCTCCAGCACCTCCAGCACCTCCAATGCAAGAAGGTATTCATCATAAAAAATCTAAAATCAAAGCTAAGTTTATTAAAGCTAAAGCAGCCGGTGCAACACTAGAAACAATGTTTGCAGAAGGTATGACTATCCGTGATGCACTTAGGGAGAGTGGAATAACTCCATGTGAAGCAGGATATGGCGAATGCGATATGGAGGACAACGACGGTAGCGAGCCGACACAAGAACATATCTCAGGTAAAGAACAAATTCTAAATTCGATTGCAGGATTCTGGAATAAAGAAGAACGCAATTTTACTATTGGCGGAACTAGAGTTAAAACTAAGATTATTAAAAGTTTTAAAGACGGTGAGTACAGTAACGCATCAGAAGATGATGTTAGAGAAGTATTACAAAAAGTAGATCAATTAGATCCAAGTGAAGACGCTAGAGAACAAAATGATGTTTTAAGATTAGCAGGTGTTAAACATCAAGAACCAACCGATGATGAAGTAGATTTAGAAGCATTTGGTCGTAGACGATTTGATAGTATTGACAAACATAAAATGCATAAAACAGTGAGAAACAATTATGAAAAGAATTTCAGAAACCGTACTTCTAGATACCGTTAGATCGTTAAGAGAGGCTATGGCAATAATCGAAGGCGGGTTTAATGCTAACACCCGCCAAGATGCATTTGGAGATGCTCCTGATGCAATTGGCGCAACAGACCATCCTATGCAAAATTTTAGCGATTACATGAATCAAGGTAAAGATAATGTTAACAATGCAGTTGGCGATTTAGCATCCGGTATTGGACATAGTATAGGCGACCCTCTCAAAAAAGGCATTCCTGTTGCAAAAGATATTGGCCGTAGTATTGGTGCAGTCGGGCAAGGCGTAGGTACTGCACTTAACCGCGCAGCACATGGTGATTTTGCAGACCATCCAGAAGATCATCCTGAAAACTATCCACCCTTAGGATTAACTAATCCTGAAGAATATCCGGACTTATCGCCTGCAGGATCATACGATTTACCACACGCTGATGCAGCTCCACATGAGTTTCAACCGTCGGACACTAGTTATGCACAAGATCATCCTGCAGCAGCTAAACCGCATCCTGCAGGCCAACCAAAGTCGGCTACTCCTAAGTTTGATCCAGCTGTTCAAAAGTTGCAATATGAACTACGTGCTAAAGGATATAATATCAAGGCTGACGGCATTTTAGGTCCTAACACACAACAAGCAATTGATTGGGAAAATCAAACAAATGCAACACAGGATAGAATTGCAGGGTATGATCAATTACGTGCAGACATGGATCAATCAACTATTGCTCCGGAACCATTTGATAACACACAAGGCGACTTTGATCGTCAACCAGAACTTAACGAACATGTAACATTTAGTCAAGGTGACAGTTTAGCTAGAATCATTCAACTAGCAAGAGGATAATAATGAAAAAAATTACAGAAAATGCACTCTTATTTAGAGTTAATCAATTAAATGAAAAGTTAGCAATGTATGAAGCAGGAGTTGTTCCTGCTGGTACTAAACCTGTAGCATCACAACAAACTACAGCAACTACTGCAGCAACACAACAAACTACAGCCCCGCATGGGCGCGGTGCATACGTTGCTCCACCACCGCCTGTTACTGATACTAAACCTGTAGCAGCACAACAAACTGCAGCTCCGGCACAACATCAAACCGTGTTACAAGCGTACAACGCAAATATAGCAAGTGGTATGGATAAAAATGCTGCATGGGCTGCAGCACAGAAATCTGCAGGTGCACCTGCACAACATACTTCAGGAACTGGAGGAAAACCAGTACAAACTAAACCCACAACTGCAGCTCCTACACATGCAGCTCCTGCACAAGCTAAACCAGATCCGGCAGTATTAAAACAACAACAAGATTTAATTGCCAAAGGATATCCAATTAAAGCAGACGGCATTATGGGTCCAAAAACACAAGCAGCACTAGATTGGCAAGCACAATCTGATAAACGTGACGCTGGTTTAAAAGCTACTAATAATATGGATCCTAGTAAACCAGCACCGGCAGCACCTACTGATCCAACGCAAAAAGCAGCATATGATGCAGCAATTAAGAACATGGATCCTAATCAAACACCAGCTCCAGCAGCAGCTCCGGCAGGTGCAGCAGCAATTACTCCTGCATTCCAAAGCCAGCAAGCACCTACACCGGCATCTACCGCCCAACAATCAGCGTATAATAGCTCTGCACTTGGACAGATGCAACGGTCTCTTCAACAACAAGAAGCTGGCCAATCAATTCAAACACCACCTCCAGAAAAACCAGAAGGTGTCCAAGTGTTTCCAGGAACAGTAACACAACAAACAGCAGCATCTGCAGCACAACCGTCTGGTGGATGGGATCAAAACGATCCAGATACTCCAGCTATGTTCCGCAATCCTCTCCCAGGTGAGCCAGGTATGCATGAATCAGTTTCGTTTAAAAATGAAGACAGTTTGGCTAGAATTGTACAATTAGCAAAATGGTAAAATAATTTGACAAAGTGAAAGATTTCACTTGCTCATATAAATAAAAGAGTATATAATACGCACATACTTTAAAAGTAAGGCATACTTATTATATACAGTATAAAACATAAAAAACACATAGGCTATATAACACACAGAGCAATCTGTGTGTTAACTCAAAACACATAGGATATTAAAATGGCAACACTCGCAGAAATCAGAGCAAAACTAAAAGCGGCAGAAACACGTAGTACAGATAGCAATACAGGCGGTGATAAATCAATTTATCCATTCTGGACTATTAAAAGCGGTGGCGAAGCAACTTTTAGATTCCTTCCAGACGGCAACGCAGATAACATGTTTTTCTGGGTTGAGCGTAACGTAATCAAATTACCTTTTGCAGGTATTAAAGGTCAAACAGATAATAAACCCGTAACAGTAAATGTACCATGCGTTGAAATGTACAACGACGGTTCGGTATGTCCAATTCTTTCAGAAGTGCGTCCTTGGTTTAAAGATCCTTCTTTAGAAGAAATGGGTCGTAAATATTGGAAAAAACGTAGTTTCATCTATCACGGCTTTGTACCTAAAGATGGCTTAGAAGAAAGAGAACCACCCGAAAATCCAATCCGTAGATTTATTATTGGACCACAAATTAACAAACTAATTCACGCAGCATTAACTGACGAAGAATATACAGAATTGCCTACAGACTATGTAAATGGTTTTGACTTTACATTGCGCGTTGGCAGTAAAGGCGGCTTTGCAGACTATTCAACATCAACATGGAAAAGAAATACACGTCCACTAAGTGAAGAAGAAAGATCAGCAATTGACAAATTTGGCTTACCTAACTTAGCAGATTACTTACCTAAAAAACCAGGCGACGTTGAACTTAAAGTTATGGTAGAAATGTTTGAAGCATCTGTTAATGGTGAAGCATACGACATTGAACGTTGGGGCAAATACTTTAGACCATATGGCGTACAGTTTGACGAAAACGCAGCACCAGCACCTACTGCAACAGTAACGCCCGTAGTTGCACCCGTAGTACCCACAGTTGAAGAAGACGCCCCATGGGATGAGCCAGCTGTTGTTAATACCTATACTCCACAACCTGCAGTAGAAGCAGCTCCTACAGCATCAAGCGATTCTCGTGCTAATGATATTTTAGCAAGAATTCGTAATCGCGGCTAATTAAGATGTAACGGATTAACGTAGCAAGGGGTCTTGCTACGTTACAATGTACGGAGTATACTCATGGCGACAAAACCATTCGATTTAACAAAATTTAGAAAAACATTAACAAAAAGCATTGACGGATTGGGCGTAGGCTTTAACGATCCTACAGATTGGGTTGGCACAGGCAACTATGCACTTAACTATCTTATTAGTTCAGACTTCCATAAAGGCATTCCATTAGGTAAAGTAACTGTGTTTGCAGGCGAATCTGGTGCAGGCAAAAGTTATATTTGTTCAGGTAACATTGTTAAGAATGCACAAGAACAAGGAATATATGTAGTACTAATTGATTCAGAAAATGCACTTGACGAATCATGGCTACACGCATTAGGTGTAGACACTACTGAAGAAAAACTTCTTAAACTTAATATGGCTATGATTGATGATGTAGCTAAAACTATTAGTGAGTTTATGAAAGAATATAAAGCAATGGAAGACAAACCAAAAGTATTGTTTGTAGTTGATTCATTAGGTATGTTACTAACTCCAACTGATATTAATCAATTTGAAGCAGGTGATTTAAAAGGTGATATGGGTCGTAAACCTAAAGCACTTACTGCACTTGTTCGTAATTGCGTTAATATGTTTGGCAG